GAGCATAAGTTGAATTTATTCAACGATTTCTTATCAAATCTATAAACTCTATAAATAAATACAGATTAATTATCTAATCATAAACAAATGTCCGTTGGAAGCAATTTACAAGAAATGGAAAACGCAGTAACTAAAGGAGCTGCTAAGGGCGACCCAATGCAGAAACTCTCTAATCCTGGAGAAGGAAATTCTGTAGGTTGGGAAGACTTAGGCGGTCCTACACCAGAGAATTCAAAACCAGATGACGATTCTAATAAGTTATCTACTCCTGGTAAGACTCTCGCTCAGGTAAGAAATGTTGTCAATAAGGGTGCTGGTAAAGCAGATCCTATGCCAGCAGGACTTAAATCTGGAGATGAAGTCGAAGTTAAAGACGATCAAGAAATCGTTTCCGAGGACGAAGCTACTACTGATGAAGTAGTTGCTGAAGAAGAAACTACTGAAACTACTGAAGAGCAAGAAGTAGTTGCAGAAGAGGAAGCAACTGAGGAAGAAGTTGTCGCTGAAGATGCAATAGAAGAAGAGAAGATTGATGTCGAAGAAGACCTCAACGCTCTTATTGCTGGCGAAGAACTTTCCGAAGAGTTCCAAAACAAAGCACGGACTATCTTTGAGGCTGCAATCAGAACTAAGGTTGATACCATCAAAGAAGAACTAAAATCTTCTTATGAAGAGCAACTTGTAGAAGACGTACAAGTAATCAAAGAAGGTTTAACCGAAAGACTTGATTCCTATCTTGAATATGTTGCAACTGAGTGGGTTAATGAGAACCACCTTGCAATCGAGAACGGACTCAAAACAGAAATGACAGAATCCTTCTTAAGTGGGATGAAGTCACTATTTGAAGATCATTATGTAACTATCCCTGAAGACAAATACGATGTACTCAATAGCATGGTAGAAAAACTTGATGAAATGGAAAATAAACTCAATGAGCAAATAGACGCTAACGTCATGCTCAATAAGAGATTAGCTGAATCCACAGCAGATGTAATTTTTGCTGAAGTTGTTGAAGGTCTAGCACTTTCACAGAAAGAAAAGCTTCAATCTCTTGCCGAAAATATTGAGTTTGAAAGTGAGTCAGACTATCGTGAGAAGCTAGAGACACTGAGGGAATCTTATTTCCCAGCTAATCCTGGCACTCCTACAAAGAAAGTACAGTCAGAGAACCTATCTGAAGGTGTAGAATCTGCACCTGAAGCACCTGTTTCCAGAACAATGGAAGCATATATGAGGTCTTTGGGACAACTTTCTAAAAAGTGAATTTTAAATTATAGTTCAAACTAATTTTTTACAAGAGGTAAAAATTTCAAATGCAAGCCCCTATTAATCAAGAGGTTCTGCAGGAGAAGTGGGCACCATTACTTGACTACGAAGGTCTAGATTCAATCAAAGATCCTCATCGTCGTATGGTAACTGCAGTTCTTCTAGAGAACCAAGAACAAGCATTACGTGAAGAGAAAGAATTTCTTCATGAAGCCGCTCCTACCAACAGTGTTGGTAATGGTGGTTATACAAGTTCAGGTGACGCAAACACACTTGGTG